TTGGCGCAGGACCCAATGTCTGGCAGTCTCCGGCTATTTTCCGATACCAATTATATGCTCGACCCCGTAACAGACTATACAGTATCGGGTCGAGTCGTTACTTTTCTGACTCCCTTCATCAAGGGCTCTCAAATTTTTGCGGATTATAAGGTACTAAGGATAACTTCCAGCCCGATTGAGGCACATGCTTATTCCTATAATAATACCCTGATCCCAGGGGTAGTGATCGCCTTTGGAAATCGTTTGTTGCCCCACGATAAAATTGCCATTGTGGTGACTGATTCCCGAGTCCCCTCTCATGAGGAGTATGGTGGTCATTATGAGTTGTCTTTTGATCTAGATGTCATCTCTCGGGATACAGATCAAGGTGAAAAGATTGCTGATTTTGCCGCTATAGAGCTTCTTAAAAAGAAAGATAAGCTATGCGGTGAGGGCTTATCCATCACTGAGGGTCCCACACTGTCTGGTCAGTCTGAAGAAGTTTATGATGAGGAAGGGGAACTTCATTATTTCATGTCATCTTTTAACCTTTCAATACTTACCGATTGGTCGTATTATAAGGCATTACCTCTTACGATTTATCAGGTATTGCCAATTACAACGATAATGTCCCAAACAAAATTGGTAACTACCTTCTCTGAAAAAGATCCCTATATGCCTGATCTCGAAACAGAAAAACTGTTCTAGCGGCTTCCCAATTACATGATAGAGCTTTTATGTTTCTGCCATTATAGGCAGAACTGAATAATTTTTCTTGGAGATCATAAAATGCCAGTGTTCAAATACGAATGTAGCGCTTGTGGTTTGGTCTTTGACAAACTAACCCCAACCCTGGGTGGAGAATCTGAAGTTTCCTGCCTTTCCTGCCAAGGTCCAGCACCCAAGGTTATTACTGGGTCCAATTTTAATTTTGGGTCAAAAGCCACAGGTCCAACAGGGGTTCATGATGTAGATTACCCCAATATTGATAAGGCTGTGGGTCGTTCCAGTGAAGACCGCTGGACTGTGTACAACACCCGTAAAGACTTTGTGAAGGATACCCGCAAGGATTTCAATCAGACTCAACTAGGTAAGATCCCAATTGGTAATTCTATCAATGCAGATTATTACCCTGTATCTGATCAAAAATTACAGACTCGTAAGGAAGTTGTCAACGAATACAAAGAGATCGAGAAGAGTCAAGTTTAATCTTTAGGAGGATACGCAATGGCTATCGGATTCGGCCCGTTCCAGTCTCATGTTGCACCTGGCGTTTATACTGAAACTAAGCGCGAAAAAATTGGTGGCCCGCCCCCAGGAATTCGCCCCTTAGTTTTGATCGGTGTTGGTCAGGAAACTTTGGCACAGTCTAATTTAGATGTTATTCGTGGTTCGTCTTCTACTGCTGATCAGAAAATCAGTAATGAGGATGCTTCGGCACGGTTCATCTTAGATGCAACCGACCCAAATAATCCTGTTCTAGGTCCTGCCGATGGGGTAGCTTCTAAGCTACTTGTGCGGAACCCCCCGATCACTAATGGTGTTGGGCAAGGTATCCCCACAACCTCTGCTAATGATGTTCAAGTGTTCATCGATGGCACCCAGGTAGCCGTAGCTCAGGTTATTGGCTCTCGGGGCATAATTGTCCTCCAGTCGAAGCCAACCGTTGGATCAATTGTGAAGGTTAACTACTACTTCAAACGGTCCGACACTTTGATTACTGATGACCTTAGTAATCAGGTGACTGCGGATTCGGCTGAGATTGATACTGCCATTGAAGTCTATAATGTAACCGCTTCAGTCAATGACCAGCTTAAGCTTACCGTGAATAACGGCGCGGAAAAGACGGTTATCCTGACTGCTGGTGCGGGCCGTACCGCTGCTCAAGTAGTCAATGACATCAATGCCGCCTTGATTACTGGTCTAACCGCTGCAACCGATACTGACCCAGATGGTCATTACTTTGTAAAATTGACTGCCAATGCTGAAATTTCAATTGGTTCTGGTTCTGCCAATTCTCTTCTCGGCCTATCCGTTGGTCAAAATTCGGGACGTAATAGAGCCTTCCGCACCTGGCAACGGCCCATCGTAGATGGTAGTAATGGTGGCATTACCGCTACGAATGTGACTGATGTATCCGTAACCGTTAATGGTAGTCGGGTTGCCGTGTCTTCCCTTGCTGGTGCAAATGGTATTATCACTTTAGCACTTCCTCCCCCAGTTGCCGCAACGGTGCTTGCCACCTATTACTTCAATGCTTGGCAAGATACTTACGATTACCTCCCCAACCTCAATGTTACCGATGTTCTCAATTGTGGTATCGCACCGGATCGTCATGACTATGTAAATCTTTCCGATTTTGTGATCGAGAATGGCAAGATTTACTGGGGTACTGCCTTTAGCGTTGCATCAGGAAATACTTCATATGGGTCAGACCCTTTCAACGCTTCGCAAATCAGCGGTTTGCTGATTGATGACCGGATCTATGCGGCGGAATGCACTCGTTACATTGATTCCACAGTTTCTCCCAGCATTGTGAGCGACAAAAAGTTTGTCCTTCCCGTCATTCCTACCACGGGAAATGGGCGGAATAGCCCTCTCGGCTCACAGCAATTCGGTGTTGTAACTCAGGGCCGTATCGATCTTCCTACAGATCGTCCCGACCTTGTTGTTGCATATCGTGGTCGTAATGTTCGGGACGCGTTAAACCGTGGCCCAGTTACGGTTCTCGTTGTTGATTCGGCGACTCGTATCGTTACCCTTAAGGACACGGTACCGCCGGGTGAAACCGTATTCTGCACTTGCTGGTATAACACATTAGCCGATGATGTTTACACCCTTTCTTGTGTAACGGCAGGTAGTTCTGGTCTTGGGCGGTATTCAGTTCTCTCCGCTCTCACCGGAACAAATCGGTATGCTGCGAATTTTGGAACTAAGAACCCCAGCCTTGCCGAAACTGTTCAATGGCCAAGTGGTGTTGAGACTCGTCCCGATGCTATCCATTTCGGTGGGAATCCAGTTAATGAGTTAGCTACGGTTACCTTCTCTTCAAGTCCCGCAGCTCCCGCAATTTTCACCAATACTTCCGCTTCCCCCTATCATCTCTACGATGGCAGCAGCGACATTTTCTATGTCAATGTAGATAATGCTGGAGTGCTGAATATTGATTTAACGGCTGGCGCTCCCGCTGCGGTCTACAGCAACCCAATCGGGCTTACCGTGGATACTACGGGTGGTAACAACGTTCTTACCCTTAAGGTTGATGGAACTTCCCATACCGTAACCTTAGATGTGGGTGCAGCCATTTCCGTTGCCGTAGCAACCCCAGATCCTTCGGTTGTTGCCGCAATTAACACTGCAGTGGGATCCACAGTTGCCAGTGTTGTCGGTACTGGGGCTCGTCAACGTCTCAAAATCAAGTCCACAACCACCCCGACCACTCTTGATGCCGTTTCCAGTGTCGAGATTGTTTCTGGTACCGCACTCAGCGCTCTTGGCCTGACAATTGGTCAAATCGGTGCAGGTAGTGTTGGTGGGGCAGCAAAATCGGCAACCATGATTTCTGGTAATTACCAGAATTATACGGTTGTTGCGGGGGTTAACGACCTCTTCAGTTTCAGCATTGATGGAACTAGTTATGCGGTAACCTTAACTGCGGGAAATCAGAGCGCATCAGCTCTTATAGCTCTTATTAACTCCGCAGCAGGTTCCGGGTCTGCTGCGGCCGCAACAGTAGGTGGCAATACTTATATCCGCCTCTATTCACATCTCGATACCCCTGAATCCAAAATTATCATTGGTGATGGTACTGCAAATGGTCTTCTTGGTTTCACGACAAGTCAATCGGCAGGCCAATGGTTGCCCACTGCTGATTTGATTGCGACTTGTCTTAATAACCACGTTACCTTTACAACTCGGGCAATTGCACGTCAAATCTTCTCGTCTGGTTTGGGAAATTTCCTCCAGATCGAATCTTTCACCACGGGTGCCACCTCTTCCGTTGCTTTCGGAACTGGTGTTAACAGTGCCTTCCATAATACTGATCTGGGTATCAAGCCAGGTGTCAGTGGTGATTCGGGGGAAGCGGCAAGTAGCGGATTTACCGTATCCTCGAATCGTGCTAATGGGTCAGGTACTGGTGCAACAAATACCGGTATTCCTGGTCAGACCTATACTGATGCAGTTACTGGACTTCGGTTTACCGTTCTGCCTAGTTCTACCGGCACCTATACCAGTGGCGGGGCATTCACCCTGAATGTAGTGGACCAGATCGTTACTGATGCCAACCTCCCCGTTCGCGCCATACCAGGTTTGGAACTCACCGTTACCAATACCACCAATGTAACCTCTGGGGATACTGCTCTGGTTACCACGTACAACAAGAGTGGTGCTGAACCCGCTATCGGTGATACGTACTACATCAGCTACGATTATGTGAAAGAAGATTTCTCCA